TCAGCCTTAAATACGTGAGACCACGGCTCACGACTACCAAACGGTAGATTTCCCTCGGCACATTGGGGGCTTGAGGGGAGGGGTTGAGCATGTTGCAATCATGCTCCACAACGGTCAATCAAACTAGACCATTGGTAGAAATAAGGATCCCGATTTGCGACTTCAGGAGAGGGTGAGGGGCCGCCAGCCCCGTGCCTCAAAGAGGTTCCGCTTCCCCATCCGCTACACCAATCGCAGCGTTGGGTGGAACAACAGTAACCGCACCAACAGTTACTGAACCCGATCCATTGTTTGAAATGGCGAGGATCGGGGCGTTAAGAGTAGTTTGACATTGAACTCTAACGCATTTTTGTGAGGCAGTTGGTTGTTTAATAGCTCTGGAAGATGTCGAGGCCGATGACTGGCCCGGCAATGACCCGGTACGCTCAAATTAATCGGGTTCTTCCAGTGGTGGTTCCTCATCCATAACAATATCTAGCAGTGTTTGGTCGGGCATCGTTTTCATGATATTAAGATATTAATCAATGACGTATTGCTTTTTGCTTATACTGTTATGGTTGTTCTTCCACTGTTCGCAAAGGATTTCAACAAAATATAGTTTCCTCTTTTCAAACAATTCTTGACTATCCTCAGACTCCGAAATCTCCTTAAACTCTGCAGCATCTACTACCAGGATAACCTTGGGATAGCTCTTACAATAAGTAAGATAGTCGGTCGTTGTCCATCCAGGAGTAGAAGTCAATGTCCTAATTAGCGTTTCAGTCATTTGTGTGGAAGTCTTATATTCTATAGGTTTCTAAGAAATCATTCCAGTTCGTTCAAATTGTCCAGGCTCTTCCTCTTCTAAAAAGTATGGCCTAATTGGTTGGATGTTATCCGGCAATTCTACACCTGTTTCCTTCAGTTCAATGAATTACCGGTCATCGATTGCAAACTTCTCAGAATGTAATGGCATGAGCGATGTATTAAAACCTATAGCTTTCAAAACTAATTCAAAATGTGGTATGAATAGATCAATATTCATCTAGTCTGTAGATAATTAAGAAATCACCGTTTCTTCGACCTCATCAATATAATTTCCGAAGCCGTTGTAGAAATGATTCCAAAGATCCCGAATGCATTCTCTATAATGGAATTGGTCCATACCACTGCCATGTTCAGTAGCATTTGAAAAAGCCTTAAACCAGTCAATCTTGGACTTACCCGCTAGATACAATTCGATCGCTGGTGTCGTCAAACGTTTTACGCGCCAATTAATAATACACTTTAAAATAGGCATCTCTCTACAACCAACGTAGAGAGATAAAGTGTTGGCGTGATAATTATTAATTAAGTCAGCTATGCTCCCTTTTCCGCGAAATGCGTCTGTAGAATTTTATCCGAATATGGCTCTATGGAACTGTCTGAGGAATTTAAAACCCGAACCTTCAACATAGAACCCGTGTTTAGACAAGAATGAACAATATAATTTTGGGGAGTAAGTGATTCCACTATATTTCTGACCAAGACCATGTACACAACCATCTTCTTGTGTATATAGCGTCGACATTTCATGTTTGAAAGCCGAGGCATAGTCTTTATGAATCGATCCCAACTAATCGTCTCCTGAGACGCAAAAACCAAAAGCGTCATTGACCGTAAAAAGTTGTGGGATAGTGAATGAACCAGTTTCATGCAACGCAAACAAATGATAAAAAATTACACGCATCGTGTTGCCAAATGTTGTGCGAATCGGATTCCCTGAGAATGTAGTTCCTTTCACTTTTAC